CACAAAGTTATTTATAGCACTCTCAAATGCTGGCCCAAGTTGCTCAAAGAATGTAACAAAAGCACCGCCAATGCCTTCAACAAATCCAGACAAAGCACCGCCGAAGCTTTGTATAAATAAATTCCATTGCTGATTGAATACTTCGTCAAATCTATTAAAAGAGTCTTCTAATCCGTCCCAAATTCTGCCGAAAGTATCAACCAAGGCAGGGCCAATGCCTAATAGTAACTTTCCAAAAGCAGGGCCAACATTATTGAAAAAGTCTTTAAATGTTTGAGTCCAGTTTTTTGCGCCTTCGCTAAACGCTTCATTAACTCCTTTAGTTAGCTCATCGGATGGCTTACCAAATGCAAGCTCTCCGATTCTTGCCCAGACTGGAGCAAACACCATCGCCCTGACAAGAGCAGCCGCAATCTTTACAATGCCACCCTTGTTTATCAGTGTATCGACTAAAGCCTCAACTACCACAGGGATAGACTCAGCCACGGCTTGGATAATGTCTGGAACACTATTGATAAATTCTGTGATAAATTTCTTTGTGGCCTCTGGGCCACGAGATAAAAGCTCTGTAATCGCGCCAAGTCCTGGGATGCCAAATGAATTACCTATAATTTCACCGATTTGACTGACAGCTTTAACCGCTCCAGCTTTGCCCTGAAGAGCTAAAGCCAATCCACCGGTAATGCTTGCAGCAATTTCGCCTTCTTTGAATGGTGAGCCTAAATCTTTACCGCTTCTAGCAAACTCTATGGCTCTAGCTATTTCATCCTGAAACCTTTGAGCAAGATTTCCAAAAGGATTAGCAAAGACACCTTCTAAGAATGATTTTTGCTCTTCAGCTTGCTTTCTTAGCTCATCATTGGTTTTTTTAGCCTCATCAATGAGAAATTTATTTGTCTCTATAACTCTATTTTTTTCAACCAAAGCAATCAGAGTGGCGGTCTGTTGCGCTGAAAAAAGCTTTTCTTTTGAGACGTTTCTAATCTCAACTATTTCTTGGTCATATCTAGCTTTAATCTTGCCAGCCTCATCAGCCGTAGAAGTCCTGAGCTTGGCTAACAGTGTTTCATAAGCTTTTGAAGCCTCTTCTGCTTTTTTCTTTGCATCTTCTAAAGCCTTACCAGTAAGCCCTAAGCTTTCGGCAGCTTTTGCTTGAGGGAATGAATTAAGACGCTCAAGAAAGTTTGATGTGGCCTTGGTTGCGCCTTGGGCTTGCTCGACTATGCCGCGAAAGCCATCGGATACTTTTTTGGATTGATCGCCTATGTTTATAGTTTTAAATGCTGCTGCTTCTTCATTTAATAATTTTAAATTTTCAGCAGCCTGAGCATATGCACCACTTGTTCCGAGAATTGATGCGCCAATATTAAAGCTACTAGATTGCTGTTCTTCTCTGCCCCTTTTTATGGCACCAGTCAATTCGTCAACAGCGTCAGCCGTGGCCTTTAATGCTCTCTGAATGAAAGAGCTTTCGGTAACTGTTTTGCCTATTTCTTTTACAAAATCACTGAAAGAGTTTGTAAGCTGTGAAACTCTACCGCCAAAAGACTCTAAATCCTTTGAAGCAGACCCACCAAACTTTTGATTAACGAGATCAATCGCCGCTCCAGCTTCTAGCTGTTGCTTGGTAAGATTTCTAAATTCTGCGCCGTAATTGCCAAGTTTTCCGATGCTTCCATCTAAAGTGCCACCCAAGAGCCTTACAGCTGACTCAACATCTTGACCAGTGGCAGCTGCAAGATCAATGGCAGCTTGTGTTAGCTCTTTGGCTTTTTCGGTTGATACGCCAAAAGACTGGGCAATGATAAAAGTCTGCTTAACCAGATCATCACTTACGCCAGTGCTTGATTTGATCGCATCAGCAAAATCCAAAACACTACTAACGGCTTGAGAGCTTGCATCACCAACAGATCGCAGGCTTGCTTCTATTTGTCTAGTTAGCTTTGCGTCTTCTACAGCTTCATTTATGCCTTGCCTAATAGCTTGAAAGCCGCCAGTTATAGCAAGGAAAGCACCGCCGAGCTTTAATGCCCCGCCCTTAAATGTTTTGAAGAAATTGTCTGATTGATCTTCAGTCTGTTTTAATACTTTGACGCTTTCACGTCCAAATAATTCAATGGCAGCTTGGGCATCTTTTGCATCAAGATTAATCTGGATGGTAACGTCATTTTCTGCCATGTTTTGACCTCATGTCTTCAGCTTGGCATTTTTCTAACTCTACATCGATTATACCAAAAATCTCAGCTTTCAGCGCGTCCAGCTCTGAAATACTTGATGTGTAACCCAGCTTGGCTAATCTTTTTCTCTGAACAAATTCAGCAACAAACGGAGCCGCTTCGTTAGTCATGCTTGAGCCGCGAAACGCAGCCCTAGCCTGCATCCTGAGAGCGGCCTTCAGCCGTTTCCCACTTTAAATCCGTTTAAAAGTAAGCCAGCAATTTCAACCAATGTGCCATGTAAGTCTTCGATGTATTGCATATCGTCGAATGACTTAACTTCTTCGCCAGTATCTTTGCACTTTAAGCAAACATCAACGTAATGATCTTTACTGATTTTGACCATTTCGCGCACTGACTTGATCTTCTGCATTTGATCGCCTTCGACAGTCCCATCATCCTTGACGGTGACTTGTAGTCTTTCGACGTAATCAAATTTTTCATCAAACGTAGGCAAGCGGAGAGTGACGCTACCCTCCCAATTCGCGTCATCTCCCTTGCATATCGTTGGCACTATCTTAGTTGTCTTCATTGTTACCTCTTAGACAAAGGCAACGTAGACTTCCCCATCACCATCAGAGTTCACAAATGCTTGCAACTCTAGGTCAAGCTGAGCCAATCCATCGGCGTCACTAACTGAGAAGGCTGAAATCGTTGCGGTTGGTACATATAGACATCCTGCCTTACCAGCCGCCCAATTTCCACCGCTTTTTTGTCCAAAGCTGTATTGAAATTTTACGTCAGTATTTTGACGGAATCGCTCAAACTGCTTGGCATCATATTGCTCTAGCAAAGCCGAGACTGAAATGGTTACAGTCCTTGCGTTGATAATCGAGCCCTGGATACCAGAAGCAGCACACACAGATGCAATATCTGCTTTTGGCGTGTCGATTGTCATGTTGACCGTGGATGCTTTGAAGCAAGCAAACTCGGAGCCTAGTCCTAACATTACTTCGTTGTCTTTGGCAGCGAGTGGATCAGCATTGTCAAAGGCAGGAGTTTGAGGAGAGCTAAAGTCTACAGCCACATCTGACTCGTAGCTAAGTGCTCCAGTGTCATCAGCCGTAAAGCCAAGAGCCGCGCCAGCCGTATCAACTCCAGAAGCCCAATCAATGTCCAAAGTGCCAGCCGCTTTTGAGACTGTAAACTTACCGTTTGCTGATGAGTATTCACACGCAATCGTTTCACCTGATGCGGCACTCATAGCTTGTGCTACAGCCTCGGCTAGCTCAAGTGGTGTCTTATAAAGCTTTTGTTGCAATGTAGCTGTGACAGGGCCAGATCCAGCGTCAAAGTCAATCTTGTCTGCGCCAGCTTCGATTTCCATTGGATCAAAAAAGTAGCCAACACCTTCAAGGCTATAGCTTGCATTGATAAGCTCACCAGCCGAGATATCAAAACTTGCACTGGTTACTCGACTTCCAGCCATAGCCTGCAACGCACCGCCTTGTCCTAGGTAATGCCAGAGCGTTAGTGTAGGATGGCTATCGTTTGCTGGCTTATAGAGTACGCATTTGCCAAGGTCAGTACCGGCTGGAGTAGCTACAGGAGTCTGAAAGCTAAGAGCCAGGTCATCGCCAGCAACACCGTCAAGTGCTCTGATGCGGTATCCATTCACGGCGTCTTTGATTAGTACAGCTTGTCCACGCTCAAACTGTGCGCCTTCACCTGCGCCAACTTTAAGAGCCGAGACTGTCGATCCTGCCACAGTATCATATTCAGTAGCAGCAACAGATTTAGAACCCAAAGATGCCTCGAGTAGTAAACCATAGTTAGGCTCTTGGCCTTCCACACCGCTTGCTCTAAGGTAATGAGACAAAGAAGCTGATGGTGCTTCTGCGCCGATGATACTTTTTGCAGTACCAATCGAAGCCTTTAGCTCTGCATTTTCTAGAAGGTTAAAGCCGCCTTCCATTGCAAAGTCATCTTGCAGCGCAACATAATCACTAGCAGCGGATGGCTTCGCTGGAGTGCCTTCCGTAGTTTCTTTTTTAATAGCGAGAACGCTATTTCTGGTCTGAATCGATGCCATCCGTGGCTCCTTTTAAACAGTTAAATAGGTTTAAATTGGCTCTTGATATTCTACACGTAACGTTATCTCTAGGGCAAGATACTTAGACTCAGCCCCTTGGATATAATTGATGCCGCCATCGTCCGTGATAACAGCCTTAATACATTGACCTGCAAGTGTCGAATCTGTCTCAAATGCTAATAAAATCCCTCGGTGCGCGTCAATGATATCTTTTTCAACCATTGCCCTACCAGTGGTGTCATTTTCGGTATTTACTACTTGAGTGACCAGACCGATAGTGTAATCCCGCTCCCATGTGGCAATGCAGCCCACATATCTCTCGGTATTAGTGCCTGGGCCAATGGCTAGACCAAAAGCCTTGCGTAGCAATATGGCTGTATTCTCATCAAGAGCGTAAGGATTTGGTACACGTTGAAAGCTTGGCAGGATAGTCTCTAGCTTTGTTACAATGCTATCGTAGATGTCTGCAATCTTAGTAGTCATCTGGTCATAAATCCTGATTTTCTAGTGATTTCATCTACTTCCACGTGGCCGTTTTTGTTCACATCAATTGCATACATACGGCTCGCCATTTCTTCATTGAAGCGTCTTTTGGCTTCTGCAACGTGCTCACGGTATGGAGTACCAAAAGCTTGGTAAACAATCTCAGCAACCTTGTGACAGGCGGCATCTTCAAACGCCGACCAGTCCATGATTTGCCCACGATCGACAGCAAAATTGCGCTTTCTAATATCTTTTACAATGGCCTCTGACGCCATGAAATGCTGTTCATTCCAATTGGTTTTGGCTGCTTTAAATCCTGATAATATTTGGGGCTGCATAAGATCAGGATATATACTTGATAACACTGTGTCATCACTAAATTTCTGGCCAATATAAGCAATGCCAGCCGTAAAATCACTAGGCCAGCCAATACGCAGCCAGTAGCGGTTATATATTTGAAAGCTTGAAAGCCCTACGGTTTTGCTTTCTTGCTCCGAGTTCCATCCGCCATCTATGTGCAAGGCCCAACTAATTCGGCCTGATTTTGTCATTCCATCCGTCTGGTCAATAATATCGACAACATCATACCAGCTGCCATTGAACCATACTTCTATGATCGGAGCACCCGCTCCGCCTGTTGCTGGCGTCGATAGTTCCATCCAAATGTTATTGAACGGGCAATTTGCAGCTATGTATATCTTATTGCCTTCAGTGTAATTTAAAGCGTAAGTGCCTACCCGGTAATCGCCTACAGCCACAGAGATATCAGTGGTCTCATATATTACCCGCTGCGTGATTAGGCTGACAGTCATTTGATCCTCGAAGTGTAAAATGGCGGGGGCATATTTCAGCCCCCACCTTGTTAAGTTATGGCTCTAGCGGTGGCAATTCTCTTTCAGGGATCTCTTTTTCTTCGCGTGGTAAAGGTAATGGCAATGGCATATTTTACTCCTTATTATTTAAGATATTGTATGTGTACTTTGTCGCCAGCTTCTAGCTTGCTTGGGGATGGATCTACCAAATCACCGATAAATGTGATGCGGGTTACTCCACCAACGATCGATAGCGTGTAGCTTTCGCCTTCGATATGAACTACACCGCCAGACATGACCATCATTGTGTCAGCAGCAGCCAAGTGACCGCAGTCAATATAGGCGTTAGCGATATCGCCAGCCGACAATGTGAATGCCTCTTTCTTACCGCTTAGACCGCCAGGAAGACCGCCAATAGCCGCATCAAGTTGACCTTTAGTGACCGCATCTTGTGCATCAGTACCGTCAGCAAGAGACTTGATCTGCTTAGAACTCATATCAAGTTCGCGAGCGTTGATTTTTACTTTACCCCTGACGCCTGTACCACTTACCGCCGCAGTCTCAAGCTCAATGTTACCGCCATTTACATCTGGTTTTAGTCCGTATCCGTCTGGAAGAATCCAAACGCTTTTACCAGAACTATCACCTGCCGAATCATAGTTCTCCATTGCAGACATCAAGTAACATTCAGTACCAGCACTGGCATGAACGTATGCGAAATTGAAGAACCACTGCTTACCCCAATCACCGCTGTTATGAGCATTGTTGGCAAGAGGCTTGATCATTTTAGTCTCAAGATCATGGTTGATCCTTGGAGTCATTGCGATCAACTGGCCGCCGTTTAAAAGCTGTGGCGCAGATTTTCCTTGAGAAATAAGATCGGCATCAGCGTAAGAACTTACACCATTTACAACTAGATTTTCGATGTACATTCCACGAAGGAATGCAGAGCATCGACGACCAAAGTTGTCAACGGTTGTAGTAAGCGTTAATGTACCGCCAATATGACCGCCAAATGCGCTCAAAATAGTAGCCATGCCACCATTTGGGTGCTGATTTAAAGTAACATTCCCAAAACAAATGTTGTCTTTAAATGTGCCAACATTGATACCACTAACTGTCAATGATCCAAAAAACTGACAGCTATCAAATGCCGCTTGAGCAATGGCGTTGTTGTAACCGTTCATGGTTACTGCGCTATTGAAAAACACTTCGGTGAAATAAAGTTTTCCAGCGGCAGATGTAACAGCGTTCCAATCGAAGTTACAAGCACCAGTCAAGATGATGCGCGCCATACCGGATCGGTTGTCAGCACCAGAGTTTGCTGAGAACGAAGCGTCCATAGCTACCGATGTAGCAGTAACTCGCACAGCCTCTTTCAAATCACCAATAACAAAGACGTTAGGCTTTAAAGTCAATGCACCCTCAGTGTAGGCACCTGCCTCGACTTTAATCGCATAACGTTTGCTTGGTGTTGCATCAGTAATAGATGCCATTGCAGCAGCGATTGTTGCATATGGTTTAGTCAGAGTACCGTCACCGGTAGCATCGTTACCGCCTTTGCTAACAACTTTTGTTTGAGCAATGCCAACAGATGTCGGCACTTCAGCCCAAGTTAAATCTCCACGAAGGAATTGGGTAGTCGTACCTGTTCCAAGGCTGTCTTGCTTAAGAGCAAGCTCATCTGCTAATGCCGCTTCAGCGCGCTCATCAGTAAAATAAAGATTTATAGCACCTTCAGGAACAGCATCTGTAGAGCCTGGGCTTGCAGAGATTTCGATGTAGACAGTGCCGCTCCAACGATAAACTTTGTTGGTGTCTTGAGCTACATATAGTTTGCCAGCCATGCCCTCAGCGGGGAAAGAAGCTAGGTCGGCATATTCCTCAATGTCATCGACGTATCCAGGAAGCTGTGCCGATGGAACTTTTCCATTTTCATCAAGCTCTGCAAATCCATTTGGCTGACCTTTAGATCCAAACACTGCATTGGCAAGAGATCCTACCAAACTTGCTACATCTGGATTGCCTTCAAGATTTCCAATTTGCGTATCTGTGTAAGATTTTGCTGCGGCTTCTGCGGCATCAGCCTCATCACTTGCTTTTTGGTCAACATAACTTTTGCGAGATAAGTCTTTTTCATCTACCGGATCATTATTACTTTGGATGGGAATGTCTTTATCGACAAACTTACCTTTGACGAGTGCCATTTTAACTCCTTTATTTTATCGTGTGTAAGTGACGCGAAGTTTATCACCAACGTCAAGTATACCATATAAAGGAGTAGCATCCCAACTTAGGACGTTAGCTGTCACAAAGTAGTCTTCACCGTAAATCTGTGCGCTTCCGCTGATAACATCCATAGTTACAGCACTAGCATCAGTAGGTGTATGAGATAATGTGATAGATGACGACGAAACATTAAGAGCGTCGAGCGTAAAATATTCCACTGTGTAAACGTTACTCGGTGGAATTGATATTGTTTGATTTTTCCAAAGCTGAGTAGATGCTTCATAAATTAAAGCATCACCATCAGATACGCCATTGATTGCAACATTGTGAAGCTCTTGAAGCTCAAAGCCATTTTGGATCTTTACTTCGATGATTCCTTCTGTGGGATGTGCTCTTACAACATACCCGCAAAAAACCATGTGATTAGGTGCGCTTGGCTTTGTTGTGGTCAATTCACCTGCAACGGTTGGTGAAAGCCATAAAAGCTGACCTTCTGTGAACATTGAGGTATCAACATTTTGAAGCTGGCCCTCGACTACGCAATAACCCGTTCCGTTGTGCAATATATCTTGCTGCAATATCCCAAAGACTTTTGAGCTAGTGCTCTCAGAGTTTGCTTGTGCTTTATTTACTAGCGGTCTGTTACCACTTGCCCCAGAGATATATACAACAGTCTTTTTTGGTAATGTCGCGCCAGTTTGATTGCGCACAACACACAAAAGCTTCTCAGTATTGGCAACGATAGTGCCGCCAACTAGAGGTTCGGCAACGCCATTATCACGCTTGATCTTAAATATTTGATCATCTTCGTCATACCAAAGATAGACTCTATTGGCCGCTGGTGTTTCTGGCTCTTGTATGCCATTAAATCTGATTTTGCTGTCAGACATTTCAACCTCTAAGGCTCAAGGATCAACGTGCCTTCCAGCAACAAAGTTCCTTCGATTTCTAATGTGCCAAAAGTAACACTCTGGCGATATTGTATGATCTTTACCGTAGTGTTAAATGGTATCGTACTCCAGCCACAATGCCAATCACTTCCGGCGGCTATGGGAATAACGAAAGCCATTAGCTAACCTCTTCAATAATTACAACAGGATTGCCAAGCTCTGCTTTAGCATAGATTAAAATAGAATCCTTGATGTCATAATTTCTCTCTGATTGGTCATTAACGATGACACCAGTATAAGTAGCAATCGATGGATTAAAGTTAAGTTTGATCTGAGTGCCTGAATAGTTTTGAATGTTTATAGCGTTACGATTGGTCAAAGGCACTGGAGGCAATGCCGTCCACGATGTATCTGACAAGATAACTTCTGTAACTCTGCCAGATATTTTAAGACCGCTTGGGCTAAATTCGCCTGAAACTTCTCCGCTGAGCGTAGTCCTTACAACTACTTCGCCAGCGTCATTGAGGTCGAATTTTTCGTACTCTCGATCCTGTATTGACTTTGGCAGTGTTGACATCGGACTCAACCTTTTTAGCTTTTACATCGCCCGTAAAGTAGGCAACATGATTTGACCCTTGTGCCACAATGAAATGAATTTTAATTGGCGTCCTGATTTCTCTTAGCTTTTGCACTAAGTCTCCAGGATCTCTACCAACTACATAACCCATCGTGTCATAAGGATTTAGTGAATCAAACGCGATCATACATTCCTGACAAAATGGGGCAGGGCCTAAGCCCCACCCCATATTTAGCTTAGATTAAGCGGTTGTAACCTTGATGCATTTTTTCGCACCTTCGATGCCCAGAGCAACACCGAAGATAAGATCAACAGACATCAACACGCCATGTTTTCCAACTGGATGCAGGTCGGATAGTTTGATGGCCATTTCTTTAGCCATAACCATCAAGAGTGCATCTGGATGTAGGAAGTATGCTGTGCCTTCTGCCAAAGAATTATCTTCAGCTAGTTGCATACCGTAGCGACGAAGGCCAACACGTCCACCGATTACTGGAGTATCAGCAGCTCCGAAATCAGAGCTAACAAGAGTCTGAGCGGCTAGGACATCGCTGTAATATTTTGGATCGAGAAGACCATACCAGCCTTTAGCTTGATCCCATTTAGCTGTAGCAGCCAATTTGCGGACTTCAAGAAGTGCAGAAGCATCCATCGAAGCCTTAACAATTTGGTGATCTGGAGCAGCTGCCGATGGAACAAGAGCAGTGTAAAGAGCTGTGTTGACAGCCTTCTCAACAGCAAAAACCAAAGCTTGCATAACTTCAGGATTTTCACGGTCGATCAAAGACATCAACTCAACTTCGTCAGCAAATTCAAAAGCAGCGGTGACGTGCTTGTCAGCTTTAACGTCAACGTAGCTCGTAGAAATTGCGGCTGGAGAGAAAGTGTTGCTATCAACGACTCCAACTGTTTTAGTTGTAGCGGCAGGAGCAGCTACGCTATAAACGCGGACTTGATCGCCACCTTTACGGATTTCGCCAGAGTAATCCTTGTTAACAATGCTTCCAAGCAAGAGGCTTTCGCGTAGTTGTTTGGTAGCTACTGGAGACCAGTATTTCTGCACCTGTGCTGCGATATCGGTTAGATTTGTACTTGCCATTTTTTCACTCCTTGAAAGTTTGGCTTAGTTAAATTTATTGACCCCAGATTATCTGATCCCGCCTCCACTTGTTCATTTCGGCAGAATTTTTGAGAGTCTTCCACTCGGATTCAGTGATTTTACCTGGGCCACCATTCAAGCCTTGTGGGGCTTGTGCTGGAAACTTAGTAACTTTCTGAACCATCTCTGGCCATTGCTTTTTAAGTGACTCAGCCACTCTAGCAACGGTCATCTTGTCGATCTCTCCAGTTTCTGGGTTGACTGCCACTTCATCAGTGTCAATCAGTTTATACCATTTCTGGTCAACCTGGCCTCCCAGAGCTTCGATCACTGAAGTCAACTTCATGCCACGGGTAATGCGCTCATCTAACTCCTGTCTCTGAGCACGTTCCCTTGCAAGTTCCTCCTCACGAGCCTTAAGCAGAGCCTCATAGTCACCGCGCTTCCTTGCGTCAGTTTCTTCGCGCTCTTTTTCCTTGGCCAAAAAAGATTCAAGCTGTGATTGCAGCTTTTTCTTTTCGTCCAAGAGCTTTCGGTGTGTCTCGTAAGCGATTGTAGACTTCGTTTCTTGATTCTCTGGTTGCGCCACAGGCTCCCCAGATTGCTCCACAGGAGCTTTCTGATCGGTCATTTTTCACCATCCTTGGTTAAAACTTGTTAAAATTATATCACTTTTCTCTTTCTTAGCAAATCTCCAAACGTTTTTCTATAAAATCTCACAATCTGTTTAAATTCCAATTGAGAAATTCTAAGAAAAATCCTTTTGGGTCTATTGCGTCCACCCTCTTCAGCATAGCGGGCAATGTCAGCATTTAATTTGCCGTCATCACGCCTGCCTGTAGGCTTGATAATGATTGTCCTGTCTTTCGTTTCAGAAATAATACTATCAAGCATCTGGCCTGTGAGAGTTAAGTTTGATCTGCTTGGGCTGGTATTTGATGATAAGCCAGCAAACATCTTGCGCTTTTTGATGTAATTTGGGCTTAATCTAGCCAGCCTTGATTTGGCCTCAAAGTCTTTTTTGACTCCGTAGCCAAGCCTAGTGCGCTTAACGATTAAGTCACGGGCAAAAACGCCTACATCTTTCAAAGCAGCCTTGCTAATCGCTTGCTCTACGGATTTCTCTAGCTTTTTTATGATGTTGGCAAATTGCCGCTGCCCACTCATTCTTGAGCCTTTACAAATCTAATTATCTTGGAAAGTTCCGTTTCAGTAATGCCTAGAAAGTCTCTAGCTTTCTTTGGGTCTGGCGTGGGCTTTCCATATGTGCCACGGATGTTGCCATCGGCTTTGGCGTTCTCTTCACTGCCTGGCTCAAATCCAATGGTCACGCTCCGGCTTGTTTTGTCTAAAACTTCTAAGGCTGCGAGCATATCGCCTGACAATTGCAGATCAACTTTACCAGCGGACTTTCCAGCCACTTTAAAATCAAGGCTTTCTTTATATGACTTTGAATATTTTTGGAACTTGTCACCGTCTTTATCTATACCTTTTGTTGTGCGGTTCACAATTCTCTCAATGATAAGGTCAGCAACCTCATCCTTTTGGTCAGAGTTTAGGCCGTAACCTGATAGATCAATCTTGATCTTCTGCCATTTCGTCGCCATTTTCATCCTCTTGAGTTTCTACAGGGCCAGTCTCACCTTCTCTAGCCTCAAGATTAATGCCACGCTCCTCATCAATTTCTTGCTCAAGAGCTTCAATTTGAGCATAAGTCATCTGAGGGTTAAGCATTTGAATAGCTCGGCTGCGAGTAGTAAAGCCTGCGGCATACTCATCACGGGCTTCTTGGATCAACTGCATGCGCTGTGTTCCTACTGGGATGACTGAAAAACGTGCTACCACTTCAGCCGTGCTTGAGAAGATTGTGCGATTTTCTACTAATCCCTGACTTACCCATATCGGATGCATCTTGTGCAATATCATATCCCACATTTCATGCTCTGCTTTGGCGTAGGAAACGGTCTGAGCTTGGCGCACGTCGAAGGTATCAGCCTCATCAATGATCTTAGCAATACCTGAAACCGATTGCTCAGGTGCAAGTTGTCCAACTGATCCTGTCTTAATTCCCTTAGAGCCAAGCCACAAAGAAAGCTCTGACTGAATAAGATTGAGCACTTCCTGATAATCGACCTCTGGCTTGAGAGTTCCGATCTCTACATCCTTCTCAGGATCATCAGACTTCAAAAACCAGAGAGCATTAGGCGCATAGGTTGGGTCTGCTACTTCGCCGTTCTTGATGTAGGTAATCGAGAAGCTAGAGAATAAGGCTGCCAGGTTCAAGTCAGTCAATGCCGCTGGCACATATTCAGCAAGCCTAATTGAGTCCAAGTCAGGCACAGGCACAAGCTTTAGACTGCTTTGGTTTACA